GTCTTTCTTCTGCCATATTAACATACTCTTCATGTATTTCGCAACCGACAAATCTACGGTCTAAATTTTTAGCAGACACAGCAGTAGTGCCACTACCCATAAATGGGTCAAGGACTAAGTCATGTTTATAAGAATAGTATTTAATAATTCTATCACTTAGGGCAGTAGGATACGGTGCAGGATGCTTTGACTTTGTATCAGGTGGAAACTTCCATACGTTTGTCCTTTCATATCCATCTTCTACTAATGATTCCTTTACCACATCATCAGAATATGATTTTATAACTTTGTCTATCAAACCATCGATAGGTTTTTGGAATATGAATATAGTTTCAGTAACAATATTAGGTTTATATGCTACAGGTTTCCGCATTTGAAAGAAGTTACCATTTCTATTAATAGATGCACCTTCTTGTTTCTCCCATACAATGTCATCAATATATTTCCAACCCATTGTTTTCATTATAGTAAAGAAATCGAATGTGATGGGTAGTCTTTTACTCTCATGTTTCCTAGATTCTCTAGGCACTATCACAGGAGATAAATTTACACAACACATTCTTCCTTTCTCAGTAACACGATACACTTCTTTGAATGTAACGTATAAGAAAGAAAGGTATTCCTCATAGGTTGGCCATGTAGAATACGATTTTGCATTATAATATGGAGGAGAGGTGCATGTTAGTTGCACACTCTCGTCACCGAGAATTTTCATTCGGTCTCGGCAGTCACCTGATAAAATTGTATTCATTAATTACGCATGTTTGTTTCGATTCTACTCTTAATACTATTCATATTAGAAGAATCGTCTTTTGTATCTGAATGGAAGACTTGCTCGTAACCATTCTTTTCGATAAGTTTATCTCTTATATCCATCTGCCTTTTTTCTTTGGCAATTCTGCGTAAGAATGCAAAGTAAACTATTTGTGTAAAATAAGCAAAGGGGTTTTTGGATTTTGTTGGGTCAAAGTTGTCGATGTATTGCACACAGTTTTCTACACCGTCGGATACCATGTCTTCTTTAAACATATAGTTTATAAAGTTTGGTCGGTAAGATAGATGTGTTGCTATTTTTAAAAAACACTCACCAAGATAGTGAGGGATACGAGGTTTAGGTTTGTCAAGTAGACGAGCTTCCTCTATAGACTGACGATATTCAATTATCTTTGCCAGAAATAATTTGTTATCTACATAATGCTGTTTTCTTTTTGCGGGCATTTTACGCATACATTGTTGTATCGCTTTCCTATTATAGGTGACGACTGGATTTGTGTCAAGCTTGACAGGTTACGTAATGTGGTGTACACTAACCGTGTAGCGGTTCAGAAACAGATATTATATCTCCTTTTGATTCTTCCATTGGTCTTCGAGTTTCTTTCTCATTTCAGAGACCTTTCCAACGAGACCCATATTTTTATTTACATCTACTTGCCAATTTTTATCGTCGTCAACTCCCTGCTCTCTTCTTAACCAGTGTTTATACATGGACTGAGCAGGAAAACTCATGGGCGCGATTGAGATAACATCTGCTTCTTGCAGAATAAAAAACTTTTCGTCACTCCACATCATCCACTTAACTAAACCTATAGCAAGACCTACCTCATCACCTTTTCTTACTGGTGCTTCTCTAGGAGTAGCAGGTTCTTCTACAAATATTAGTGTTTGACCATCTTGCTTAGTCGCAATCATCACACCCATAACTTCATCACCAGATGAAAGTTTGGCAACTCCATAAAATTCGTGGTCGTGTCGGATGTAGTTAATCATTTTTTGAAAGATACCTTAGTGACTTCATAATCAAATTTCTCTTCGTCATATATTTTCATTCTTTCAATAAGATGACGGAAAGTGTAATTGTAAGATTGACCTTGTGAGCAATCATCAGCTATGTCATACAACATCGCTTGTGCTTTGTTGTCCCCCTTTCTCAAAACTCGTCCTATGGACTGTAAGTTTCTTACTCTAGATTTACTGGGTGATGCGAAAATAACATTGTGTAGGTTACGGATATTTATACCTGTAGAAAACGTGCCATAAGATGCAAGTATGATAGCGTTGGTTTCCTTCTCGCAAATCTTTCTTGCTTCTTCACGTGCTACAGCATCAACACCGCCATGTATAAAGAAGACCTTTGTGCCTTCCTGTACTTTACTATTTAGCATATCCCATAGTGGTTCGCCATGCTTTTCGACGTAGTTAAACAGGATTAAAGTATTGCCTGATACATCTATTGCTAGGTTACATATAAAATTATTACGTTTAGGGTGGGTAATCAGGTAATCTATCTCCTGATGGTATGAATCAAAGGGCACATAACCATGATTGAGCAGACATATCTTCACCTTGAGTGGTGTAAGTTGTCCTTTTTTCATGAGGTCTGCTGTGCTTGTGACCTTATCACATCTACCAAAGAGACCTTCTAGTATTAATTGATGGCATTCCATACCATCCAGTGTCCCTGTTAGACCCACGCGATATTTAATGTCATGACACTTAGCAAGTATACCTGTCAATGACTTTGCTTTATATAAGTGTGCTTCATCACCTATGACTACATCAAATCTCTCAAAGAAACCTTTCTTTTCTTTGTATATACTCTGCCATGTAGATACAACAACTGGTTTCTCTGTATGTTTTTCTCTGCCTGCCATAATCTCATGGACGTTTGCATTAGCATTCCATCCATAATCTTTAAAATCTTGTTTTAATTGTGATACCAGTGATGTGGTAGGCACAATGATAAGTATATTTCTCTGCGCTGCTCTATGCCATCTTACTAATCCGTAGATGATGAGGGATTTTCCTGAGCCCGTTGGGGATAATAAAAGTTTGCGACGCTGTTTAATAGCTTGGAATATTGCTTTGAGTTGGTAATCTCTTGCCTTGAAAGGTAACCGTAGATGTTTAACGAAAGTCGCAATCCCCTCAGGTGTGACATAATCCTCTTCCTCGTTGGGTAGTCCATAAAACTTTGAGTCTTTAAGGGTAAACTCATAACCCTTCTCTTCCAGATAGTCTGTTAGATAATCGTAGAGACCAACATATATCTCACCTGTACCTGGTGAGTATAATCTAATCTTCCCATCCCAAAATCGCCTCTTATACTGAGGCATATACTTGGCACCTGGGACCTCAAACTGAAAGAATTCACTTAACTCTTTGTGTAAGTGTTGCTCTCCTTCAACTCGTAGATAAACCTCATTCTTTTTTGAGATGGTTATCATCTAACACCATAATACTTGATAATGTCCATAGTATTCTTAATAGCAAACCCTCGCGAGTCTATCTGTTTAAGTATCCTATCAATACAATTTATACAAGTTTCTAGGTAGTCTATTTTCTGGTTTGCCTTACATATATCTGGGTCACTATTGATGTATACATCTAAGTCACCCTTCAATACTTTGAGGTCAAAGGGATTTTCCCTGTATACTTCTGATGATGCTTTACCTGAGTAGTATTCCCACTTCATTTTATACAATACATTCTTCTTAACTTGTGCCTCTGACAGCATCAGTTTGAATGAGTTGTAGAATTGTACATACTTAGCATGAAGACGAGGTGTCTCCATACTGTCATTCGCTAGTAACTCAGGTAATTCTCTATGGTCAAAGAATGCTTCTGAATCCTTTGCCCACATCTCTTGAATTTTTTCAAGATTCATTTTATAAAGTTATGCTTTGAAGTGCTACTCTTAGTTCTGTTATGAATAACAATAAATCTATCAGCAGCGAATGTCCCTGCTAGACAGACATCTATTTCATCTCCATCAACCCAGTTAATGTCACCATTTTTCTTGGTGTGTAACATTGCTTCTTGGATTTTGTCAATGACTTCTTGAGTCAGTTTCATAATTATTCTAAACGTGTATCTCTCTCCGTTGATTCACCTCGTCTTACTTGGTAAGCAGCGTAAGTAAAAGATACACTTGCTGTTGCGTATTCTGTACCATCTATTGTAGCATTAAATTCCATTGCTGACAAGGACTGTGGCACGATATCTTGGAATACACAGTTTAAATTTTGATTGAAACTACTGTTTAGAATTGCTAGGGTAGCATCTGTCCTAAACTCTTTGTTTTGTTTCTTCTTACTATCAGTAAATACTTTCCTTTCTTCAAAAGTATCTGGTGTACCTAGTGCACGTATCCAGTTGTGTAGTATCATATAGTTTTCCAAGTCCTCATCAATCAGAAAGGTAAGATTCAATGGGTCATAGGTTATAAAACCTTCCAAAGGTAACTGTCTGAGTGGTGTTGCTTGTTGCTGTATACCTAGATTCATGCTAGGAATATTAGCAGACTGCGCAAAGTAAGGTATCTTAGGATACTCTGCTAATAAAAACTTAAATCCTATAGGGGATAGAAAATTTCTATTCTCTATCTGTTTGTTCCAAGTCGTCATACTCTCCGTCCATGTATAGAAGACCTAGATTTTCGTCGAAGTATTCTTCTTCGTCATTCATGATGTGTATTCTTCTATTATATCTAGCATACTATTTAGTTGATAATTACTTCCTTCAAACCAGTCATCAGTTGCACCGTGATAGCGACCATTATACAGGTCGTTTTTCATTCTCATCAACCTCGATTTAAGGTCAACCTTGTCGATTCGTCCTCTTCCCATTTGTATTATTAGTGTATATCCAAATTATTTAGACAAAAAAAAGCACCCCCTAGAGTGCTTTCGTTACAGTATCAGCGATTTCTCACATGAGAATGTCACTACAGATACGCTTGCAGGAGGACTGATTGTCGGTGCATTCAATTAGACATTCGTAATACTCGTCTATTTTATCCTCGTCATTTGCAGCGTCGTGTGACCACCGTTGATTAAAAGAGATTAAATTGTGCATTAGTTTTTACCATTATGTTTACTTCACAAAAAGATTAAGGATGCATTGCTCCAGTCTCCAAATCCACATAATTATTTACTCGAGTTTAGACTTTGTCATAAAGTTTTCTAACTACATGCACAGACAAGATTCCTGTCACCGTATACGTTGTCAATCCTTGAGACTGCTGGCCAAAACTTATTCTTTTGATTGACGGGGTATGCTGCTTCCATACGGGAAAACTTATGTTTCCATTCTCCTGCTATCTCTTTAGCAGTATATGGTGCATTCTTTACTAACTCAGGGTCTTCCCACCTGATAGCATTCATTGCCTCAGCAAATCTTTCCAACTCATCTAGTGATTCACTCTCTGTAGGCTCTACCATCATAGTCCCTGCTACAGGCCATGACAATGTAGGAGCATGGAAACCATAGTCCATCAATCTTTTTGCTACATCTTCTGCAGTAAACGGTAAATTTCTACAATCAAATATACATTCGTGTGCAACTCTACCATTCTTTGCTTTATATAATACATCAAAGTGTGGCTCTATCTTCTTTGCTAACCAGTTTGCATTTAATAATGCCACCTCTGATGCATGTCTTAAACCATCACCACCCATCATTCTTATATACATCCATGTTATAGGTAAAATGCTTGCACTACCCTGCACCACTGCTGATACTCTTTGATTTACATAAGGTGATAGATGTTTTGCTACACCTATAGGTCCTACCCCAGGTCCTCCACCTCCGTGTGGTATGCAGAATGTTTTATGTAAATTTAGATGACATACATCTGCACCATAATCACATGGTTTTGCTAGACCTACCTGTGCATTTAGATTTGCACCATCAAGATATACCTGACCACCAAACTCATGCACAATATCACATATCTCTCTAATAGTTTCTTCAAATACACCATGAGTTGATGGGTATGTAATCATACAACCCGCTAATTCATCCGCATCTAGACATGCTTTTAATCTTAAGTCATGTATATCTACATTACCATTACTATCACAGTCCACACTGACTACTTCCATCCCTGCCATGATACATGTAGCAGGGTTAGTCCCATGAGCACTCTTAGGCACTAGAATTTTATTACGTTTCTCCTGTCCATTTGCTTCATGATATGCTTTTATTGCTAACAATCCTGCATACTCTCCTTGTGACCCTGCGTTTGGTTGTAATGATATAGAATCAAATCCTGTAATATCACATAACCATTTCTGCAAATCTACCATGATTTGCTCATACCCTAGTGTTTGAGTAGGTGGCACTAAAGGATGTATACAATTAAATTCTTCCCATGACACTGGCATTAACTCTGATGCGGAGTTTAGTTTCATAGTGCAACTACCTAGTGGCATCATACCATTCACTAATGTAAAATCTTTAGATGCTAACTCATGTATATACCTCATCATGTCAGTTTCACTATGATATTTGTTAAATACTTCCTGTGTCAACCATTCTTTCTTACGGTAAGGTATTGATAACCATCTGTATTCTCCTACAGCATCTAAAACATGTGTTATAGTGTCCGCTCTATTAGGAAAATCAACTTGTGTATCAATAATTGCATGTATCTCATCTAATGTGGTACACTCATCTAAGGATAAGGTATACCAACCATCATCATACCTTACATTAAAACCTTCTAAAGCAAACGAGCTTTTAAATCTGACAGTATCGAATCCTTCTGATTCATCTGTTTCTATCCCACACCATTTTAATGCTAATAGTAGCGTCTGCCTATATTTTAATACTCTGGTTGCTATTTTTTTCAAACCTTCCGCACCGTGATAAGCAGCGTAAAAACCTGCCATATTTGCGAGGAGTGCTTGAGCAGTGCATATATTGGATGTTGCTTTGTCTCGTCTTATATG